TTTTATTGTTGCTGATATAATCAATAATAGTACACCTATAACTGATGATATGAGAGTTCGTATACCTATAGAAGATGCCATCAGAGGAGGTGGTGGTCTTAGAGGTTTGAATCGTAAATCAGGTATAGGTCCGAGTTTGACTCATTTGTGTAAGTCAATGTCGTGGGATCCTTTGGAATTCAAAAGATGTTTTGGAACTGAAGGTGATTATGACTTTGACAATAATATGGCGAAGACTTTTGTAGCTATTTCTCAAAAGGCGTCCGATGAAGCCGAAAGAGGAAAAGCTTATACTGTTTTATTCCAGCATCATTTGAAGGTAGAGTGTAAAGAAGGTAATCCTAGATTATTTCATGCAGCTGACAAAACTAGTGTGCCCGTTTTTGTATCTTACTTTGGTGAGATGCTCAAATGGATAATTGCTAATAGAGTCAGGAATGGAATCCTTATAGGAGTTAATCCTGCTAAGGATTTTCCTGCTATGTACATGCATCTGTCTTCTAAAGGTCACTATGGTTTACCCGGCGACTTTGGGAAGTTTGATAAATTTCAATTGTGGTTTTTGATGTATGTGGCTCTTGCTTTGGCAAGGGCTTTCTATGCTGATTTTGACCCCAGAGGAAATTTGGGAAGGGAATCTATTTTTGAGTGTTTGAAACAACCTATGTTTATTCTGGCTCTTGGGAAGTACTCCTGCATTTATTCATGGCAACATGGCAACTGTAGTGGTAACTTTTTGACTACTTTGATAAACTGTTTGAGTAATATTTTTATTATGTATTCATGCATTACTACTATCCTACGTTCTCAATTGGAGTTTAAGCGTAAGACATTGTATGAAATATGTTTGTTTACTAGAGAAAATATTGCTTTTGGTGTTATGGGTGACGATCATATAATTACTCTTTCTCCTTTAATTAGAAAGTATGTTAATTTTTATAATTATCAAGAAGCAGTTTTTACTTTGTTTGGTATGACGTATACTGATGATTACAAAGGGAAGCGTATTGGTTTTGTTATACCGTTACATACTCATATTCTAGAATGTACAATTCTAGGACGTGGTTTGAACGTGGTTGATGGCAGAATTTGCGCTCCTTTGAGAGATTCTTC